TAAGAATTGGGCTTACCGGAGGCGGTGGCCCTTTTCCTTACTGATTTCCCGGCGTCTGAAACTTAGGGCGACCGGGGCCTCCTTTTGTGGAGAGGATAGCCAGATAGGAAGGTGAGGTGATGGCAAACAATGAAAACTTAAATGGGCACGGTTTCCATGAGCGAACAGCGAAGGAACGGCGAGAAATTGCCATAGCAGGCGGTAAGGCATCCGGGGAGGCCAGGAGACGGAAAGCCGCCATGAGAGATACAATGAACCGGATTTTGACTATGAGGGCTGAGGTTGAAGGCCTGTCTGATATATTGCGCGCTGATGGGGGAGAAAGCACTTACGAGGAGATTATCACAATGGCCATGATTGAAAAGGCCATGCGCGGGGATGTGAAGGCTTTTATGGCTATCAAGGACGTGTTGGGACAGACTTCCAAGTCAGAAGAGGATCTGGAGGAACAGAAGATACGGATGGAACAGTTAAAGGCAGACACGGAGCGGATGCGGCGGGAGGCACCCCCGGAGGTGGATGACGGCGTGGAGGTGGTGAACGATGCGCCCAAAGAAACAGGTCAGGATATCCGAGATAGTGATCCCGAAATACCTACCGATTTTTAACGATACAAGGCACAAGCATATTATACTAACATCCGGACGTGCTGGAACGAAGTCCAGCTATGCTGCTATCAGAGCGGATTATCAACTGATTAGTGATAAGCACGGTTCAGTGGTGGTTTTGCGTAAGCACCATAACAAACTACGAAAGACAGTGTACAAGGAGATGCTGAGGGGAATCAATCGTCTGGGCATCAAAAAAAGCGCATTTAAGATTGGAAAGTCCCCTATGGAGATAACCTATAAAAAGTACGGAACCACGATGTACTTTGCTGGCTCCGATGGAATTGACGATACAAAGGGAATCATTGACGAGGATAAGCCCATAAAGCTGGTCATCCTGGACGAGCTGACCGAGTTCTTTGATGATGGAGAGGGTGAGGATGAACTGTCAAACATTGAAGCAACGTTCATCCGCGGAAACCACAGTGGATTCCAGATGATTTATCTATACAATCCTCCGAAGAACCCGAATGCCCCCATCAATAAGTGGTGCCGTAAGATGGAGCAGCGTGATGACTGTATCCACATACACACAGATTACAGGGATGTGCCGCCTGACTGGCTTGGTCAGGATTTGATTGACTCCGCTGAGGTGATGCGTCAGGCGGATGAGAAACAGTACCGTTGGGTATGGTTGGGACAGAGCATAGGAGTGGATGAGGTCATCTATTACATGTTCTCAGACCGGCACAGGGTTAAGCCGGAGAAGAAGCATTACAGGGTCATAGGTATTGGTGGTGACTACGGACAGCAGAACGCCACCACATTCCAGGCATTTGGCTTGGATGAATATGAGCACAAGCTTACAGGACTGGACGAGTATTTTCATTCTGGCCGGGAGTCCGGCAAACAAAAAAGCCCTTCCATATACGCGAAGGACTTTATCGAATTCACAGACCAGCTGCGAGAGACATATTTATGCAACTATTTTTATCTGTTTCTGGATCCATCTGCAAAGGGTCTGGCCGAGGAAATCAAGAGGAAAGCTCGTGATTGTGATTATATCATATTGATACGGGATGCGGAGAACGATGTTAAGCTTGGTATTTCCCGCACACAGATGCTGTTGACGTTTAATATGCTAACCATTTCGCCAAAACAGCAGAATGCAATTAATGAGTTTGGGGCCTATGAGTACGATAAAAAGTCCATAGAACGCGGAAAGGAAGAACCTGTTAAGGTTGACGACCATTGTATGGACGCTATACGCTATCTAGCCATGGGGATGTGGAAGAAACTGAAACCATATATGCCAGCGAGTGAATACGAGGATGCGATCTGGAACCCATTGGATGAGGAGGATGAGGATGAACATATTTGAATATTTCAAGAAAAAGAATATTGATACGGTTGACGCCTCATTCTACCGCAAGATTGCAGAATGGGACAGTTGGTATCGGAGTAATGTCAGGAAGTTCCACTTTTACCGCGTATATGGTGGGCAGGGAACCTGGATGAGATGCCGTCGGCACAGCCTGGGGATGGCCAAGAAGGTATGCGAGGATATGGCAGACCTGCTGCTGAATGAGCGAGTGAAGATAACCATAAGTGACCAGACCACGGACAACTATGTAAAGGGTGTCCTGAAACAGAACAATTTTATGACCAAAGGGAATGAATATCAGGAACGCAAGGCGGCCAAAGGAACGGTTGCATATGTGCCATATTTGGCTGATGCGGAAGTGGATGACCAGGGGAATATCCTGAACGGTACAGTGAAAATCAATTATCTGGAGGCACCGAATATCTTTCCGCTATCATGGGAGAATGGGAAAGTGACAGAGTGTGCTTTTGTATTTCCAAAGACTTTCAGGCGGAAGAAATATGCCCAGATTCAATTCCATCGTTTAGAGTATGGCCTTTATGTGATTGAAAATACTGTGGTGGAATGCACAACTGGATCTGGGAGGGAGCTTACAAATGATGATTGGTCACAGATCCCGGTGTTTTCTGGCCTCGCCGAACGAATAGAGACCGGCTCTGGAAAGCCACAGTTTGTCATTGACCGGCTGAATATCGTCAACAACGCAGACGAGGATGACAGTAATCCCATGGGGGTTGCACTGTTTGCCAATGCGGTTGACACCTTGCGAAAGATTGACTTGACCTATGATTCCTATGCAAACGAATTTGACCTGGGGCGGAAACGTATATTCGTAGCCCCGGAGCTGTTGGATGATAAACACGGTAACCCTACGTTTGATACCAGTGATACAGTATTTTACCGATTGCCGGAGGATTACCTTAAGGACACCAATGAGGCCATAAAAGAGGTAAACATGGAGTTGCGCGTGGATGCCCACAGTAAAGCCATAGATGATGACCTTAATTATCTGTCAGTCAAATGTGGGTTTGGCACCCAACGGTACCGATTTGTGGATGGGAATGTCCAGACAGCCACACAGGTCATATCCGAGAATAGTGACATGTATCGGTCTGTCCAGAAGCATGAGCTCATATTGGATGATGTATTAAAGGAGCTCATCCGCATCATTATTCGCCTTGGTTTGGCGGCAAGGGCAGCTGGACTCAAAGAGGACACAGATATTACGATTGACTTTGATGATTCTATCATTGAGGATAAACAAACGGAACGCAATGAGGACAGGAAGGATGTGTCCATGGGTGTAATGTCTCTCCCTGAATACCGCGCCAAGTGGTACGGTGAGACGGAGGAGAAGGCTTCCGCTAGGATACCAGAACAGACAGGGGTGATACCATAACGTGAACCGGTCTTATGAGAGCCACATGACCGTAGGGCTGGAACGAAAGTTCCGTAACCTAGAGAACCGCATCATGGAGGATGTGGTGCGGCGGATTAAGAAAACAGGACAGATAACTTCCTCTGCAGATTACCAGCTGAACCGGTATTACATCCTTGGTAACAGTACCAAAGACATAGAAGACATTGTTAAGAGTGCCGTGGGGGATGACTACCCAGAGACATTCAAGCTTTACGATGAGGTCGTTGAGAAGCAATATACCCGGTCAAAAGAGCTTTATGAGCAGGTCAATGAGGAATTTATCCCCTATGAACAGAACGAGCAGTTACAGCAGCTTGTGAATGGCCTCATCCAGCAGTCTAATGACGAACTGCATAACATCACCCGGTCCATGGGTTTCATGGTGGATATGGGAGGAGGCAGGAAGGTGTTTTCTCCGTTATCGGATTACTATAACCAGTATCTGGATGATGCCATCGTGGAAATTACTTCCGGTGCCTTTGATTACAATACGGTTATCCGCCGTGTGGTTGGCCAGATGACCAATTCCGGTCTGCGCACCGTGGATTATGCCAGCGGACATACCAGCCGGTGTGACGTAGCAGCTCGCAGGTCCATCATGACGGGATTATCACAGCTGACCGGTCATATATCACAGGCGAATGCGCAGAAGTTCCACACGGAGTATTTTGAGGTTGACTGGCATGCTGGTGCAAGGCCATCACATCGAACATGGCAGGGGAAGGTCTGGAGCTATCGGGAACTGGTGACAGTGTGTGGTCTTGGGACTGTGACTGGCCTACAGGGTGCAAACTGTTACCATGAGTATTACCCGTTCATTCCAGGCATTTCTGAGCGCCAGTTTAGCGATGGATGGATCGCAGAGCAGAACCGCAAGGAGGATAGACGAAAGGTATTCAAAGGGAAAGAATATACTCTTTATGAGGCAACACAGCGTCAGCGGTATCTGGAAACCAACATGAGGGCACAGCGCCAGAAGGCAAAGCTATTACAGCACGCCGGGGCAGCCCAGGATGATATCATGCTGGCACGTTGTAAGTATCAGGCGCAACTGGACGAATATAAGGCGTTCTGCAAACGGATGGGCTTACAAGAACAAAGAGAAAGAATATATTATGATTTGCAAGGAAGGGTTGCACCGGGAAGGAGGATTATCAGGTGATTGAAGTGAGGGTGAGACGGGATAGCCTGTCACTGTCAGGACACGCTGGATATGGCCCAAGGGGGCAATCAATTGTGTGTGCCGCAGTATCCGCTATCACGCTGACCATGATTGAGGGTCTGCGGGAGATAGCGGGTATCGGGCTCACTGAGATTGTTGAAAGCGGTAATGTGTCTGTCAAATGGCAGAAGCTGAACGATACCGGAAAGGCATTGATAGATACATGGTTTTTAGGACTGTGCCATATCAATGCGCAGTATAATTGTATACAGTTTGTATAGCACCTCATTGCAGGTGCTTTTATTATGTCCAAGACGTGATGACAAAAAAGCATCGGAACAGTTCACGCACTTAAAACGGAGGTTAAACATGAGAAAGAGATTATTTGATTTACAGCTTTTTGAGGACGGCGGCGGAAGCGGTGCTGGGGCAGCCCAGGGCGGAAATGTCGGAGTTGGTGACGGCGTCCAGGGAAACGCCGGAGGAAAGGGAACATACAGTTTTGAACAGGCGGAGGAAATAGCCAATGCAAGGGCACATCGCGCAGAGCAGGCGGCCTTAAAATCCTATTTCCAGCAGCAGGGCATGACCGAAGATGAGGTCAAGGCGGCGTTGGTAGAGTATAAGGCGAATAAGGAGAAGCAGAAGCCCAATTTATCTGCCGTTGAGCAGGAACGGGACGATGCATTAAAGGAATTGGAGCAGGTGAAGAACTCCAATCTGCTACGGGATAAGGGAGTAAAGCCGGATGATCTGGACTATGTGTTGTTCAAGGTTGGTAAGCTGGTTGATGACAAGACGGACTTTGCAAAGGCGGCAGAGAAATTCCTGAAGGATAACCCACGATTCACAAGCCAGGGCAATTACCGTGTTACGACCTCCGCGCAGGCAGGCGGGGCAGGAAGCGCCCAGAACACGAATGATTTTATCAACAATGCCATCCGCATGGCAGCAAGAAGATAAGGAGGATTTATGAGACATAGAAAATTTGATTTACAGCTTTTTGAAGGGGACGCGCAGATTATTGACAGGACTGGTGCAGCAGCACTTATTCCTGAGGAAAATGCGAGGGAGATCATCCAGGGGGTAGTGACACAGTCCGCAGTCCTTCAGCGGGGCAGGAAATTGCCGAACATGTCCAGTAAAACATATAAGATGCCGGTGCTTGACATGCTCCCGATTGCCTACTTTGTCAACGGTGACACCGGGGCGAAAAAGACCACGAAGCAGGCCTGGGATAAGAAGCTTATCACAGCGGAGGAGATTGCGGTTATTGTGCCAATCCCTGAGGCAGTACTGGACGATTCTGACTATGACATCTGGGGAGAGGTCAAGCCAAGAGTTATCGAAGCGTTTGGAAAAAAGATTGATGGGGCTGTTCTTTTCGATAACGATAAACCATCTACATGGAGGGACGGTGTTGTGACCACTGCAACAAATGCAGGCTCAGTTGTTACTATCGCTTCAGGGGATAGTCTGTATGACAAGATTATGGCAGAAGATGGAGTCATTGCCAAAATTGAAAGTTCAGGTTATTTTGTTAACGGGCATATGGCTGATATTTCCATGCGTGCGAAGCTGAGAGGGCTGAAGGATTCTACAGGAAATCCGATATTCAAGAGTGACATGCAAAGTGGCACTACATATTCCCTCGATGGCAGCCCAATGAATTTCCCTAACAATGGTTCCTTCAATAAGTCAAAAGCACTGATGATTTCGGGGGATTTCGGTCAGCTGGTATACGCAATCCGACAGGACATCACCTTCAAGCTGTTTACTGAGGGAGTTGTTCAGAATACGGATGGCACGATTGCCTATAACCTGATGCAGAATGACATGGTTGCTCTGAGAGCGGTCATGAGGCTGGGATGGGAGATTCCAAATCCAATCAATTCTGTTCAGACAGACAAGTCTAAGAGATGCCCATTTGCTATCTTAAAGAGCGCATAGGAGGTTGTGTATGCAGATTACAGATGCATTAAAAAATCTTTACAAAAGGGTTACAGGGAAATCATCTTCCCCTACTGACGAGCAGATTGCTGAATTAATACAGAAATTGGCAGATAACTGGCCCGTGGGTGGAGGATATACCCTGCCAGCGGCAACCTCGAATGCACTTGGAGGGGTTAAAAAAGCATCTGCCGTCAATTTTAATACTTCGGGGGCGACTGCAGAAACTTGCGCAGCTGCAATCAAGGCGATTATTGATGGGCTGAAAGAAAGCGGTGCTATGGAATAGGAGGAATCAGGATGTATGTGGATTATGGTTATTATTGGGTTGATTATGGTGGAAAAATGCCGGAAGAAGCATTCCCAGCAGCTGAACACAAGGCAGAAGCGTACATCCGATACCTCACCCATCTGAATGGTGACATATTTTCTTTGCCTAATGATATGGTTAAGGATGCGGTCTGCGCGGCGGCTGATGTATATTATGCGGCCGAACAGGAGCAGGAGCAGAGAAAGGCGGAAGGAAAGGTCGGCCTTGTCCGGTCTGAGAACAATGACGGCTATTCTGTGTCTTATGTAGTGGAACAGACAGACGGTCAGACGGCGGAAGAAGCGGTCAGACGGAAAGCTTATGATGCTGTGTATATGTATCTGCTGCCTACTGGCTGGCTGAGGCGGAAAGTGGGGTGCGGACGTGCTCACGAATGCAGACATAACAATCTATAACTCATTCCTTGACCCTGGAAGCCGGATGCGTGTCTGGCATCGAACCATTATTAAGGGGGTATGGTTTTATGTAGATAATAAAGTCAGCCTGACGGATGGCGGCATTGCATCTGCTGATGCCTATAAGGTGAGAATACCGGTTCACGCTGATTTTGGTGGAAGTCAATATGTGCCGCCGGATGAATATGTAGGGGCCAGTGACACATGGACACTGAAAAATGATGATTACATCGTCAAGGGAATTGGGCGAGACATCGAAAAACCAGCAGATCTGCAGAAAGAGAGTCGACCGGCGTTCAAAGTTACATCATGGTCAGATAACCGTTATGGCGGTGTGAAGCATTGGCGTGTGGGAGGTGTGTAATGTCGAAACCAAAATGTAATATACTAATTCAGACACCGAGAGGACAAATATCCCAGTACAAAACAAAAGATGGTAAAGTAGTTGCAAGACTTGACTGGGAGGCAGGGTTTGGCCCACGAGCTTCTCAGGGGTTCATGAATGCGCAGGCTTTTGTGGATTCTGAGTGCCTAAGGTATATGGATCCGCTTACTTCCAGGCGCACTGGATACATGATAAAGTCAGCTATCTTGGGGACGGTCGTTGGAAGCGGTACGATTGAATACCTAGCTCCTTATGCAAGAAAACAATATTACGAAGGCAAGGGGGACGGCGGGAATCGAGGGAGATTATGGTTTGAGAGGATGAAAACAGCCAAGGCCGAAACCATACGAAAGGGGGCGAACATGATTGCCGCAAACAATAAGTAATGAGTCGATGATTGCAGCCCTGAGGCAGTATTTTATGGGATGCCCGTATCTTAGGGACGGGGAATTCAATATCGATTATCTGCCAAACGGCAGGTCATACAGTCTGGATCCGATTCCGTCAGATCCTGTTTATAAGGCGTATGTGGATGGAGGGAAGATATATCAGTTCCAATATTCCTTCACATCCAAAGAGGCTTATGATGGTGACTCCAGAACCATGATAGATAACTCATTTTTTTATCAGAATCTTTCGGAATGGGTTGAACAGCAGAATAATGATGATATCCTGCCGGAACTGAAAGGCCGCCAAGTGATATCAAACACGTTGATGTCGAGCTATTACCTGTTTGGATCCGATGCAGACCTAGCTAAGTACCAGGTGCAGCTCAGACTTTTATATGAGTAGCAGGAGGAAATTAAATGGCAAATGTAGATAAACTGAATGAAGGTAAACTGATTAAGCGTTCAAAGCGGGTATCATTCATGAACGTAGGTACAACTGATGAACCAAAGTATATAAGAATGCAGGGGTTCTCGTCCATGTCGGAATCCAAGAGCGCCAAAGAGTACTCCAGACAGTATGTGGATGAGGACACCGAACGGTCTGACGTGGTGGGCTATGCGACCCAGATAGGGTACAGTTTTGACCGGCACAGCCCATACTCAGTACATGAGAAGCTGGCCGAAATTACGGACAACGAGTACACTGGTTCCGATGCGACTGTGGAAATCGTGACGGTGGATCTGTTTACAGACGGAGATGCAAAAGTGGCGCGGAAACGTGCTTATAGCGTCATACCGGATACTACCGGCGATGGAACGGATGCCTTGATTTATTCTGGGAATTTCCGTGCGGCGGGAGAGTTTGCACTGGGTACGGCAACATCATCAGATAAGTGGCAGACAGTGACATTTACAGAGGGAAACGTTTCTGAACCAGCCCCTGAATTGGGAAAGCTAACCGTAAATAGTGTGGCGGGGGCGAACACAGGAGTCACTAAAGTAACAGTGACGCCTAGCAAGGCTCCAGGAAATACATATCGGTATAAGACTGGGGTAAGTGTATCTCTTCCGGCCTATGATGAAGATTGCAGCAGTATGACAAATTGGGATGGAGCAGCAGATATTACGGCAACAACTGGACAAAAAATTCTGATAGTAGAATGCGCAGAGAGCAAGGCTAGGAAAGCAGGAATTGCAACCATAACATCAAAAGCATAGCATAAAGGAGTGAGCCTATGAGCCAGAAATGGAATTATAATAATTTAGAGTTTGAAGTTGACCTGCAAGATGCAGATTTCGCAGAGAAGTATGAAAAGGCGTTCAGTCGTATGGCGCAAGATGAAAAGATGGTACAGAAGGCAGGAAAAAATAGTGAGGTTATCCGAGGATATTGCAGCCTGTATCATAATTTGTTTGATGACATATACGGAGCAGGAACATCAGAGAAACTATTTGAAGGAAAGGTTAATGCCGGTATGTGTGAGCAGGCCTATTTGACGTTCATTGATGCCTGCAAACGGTGTAATGAAGAAGCATCTCAGCGTAGGGGACAGTTAATGAGTCGGTACGCACCACAGCAGAACCGACAGCAAAGACGGAATCAGCAGAAAAAAGGGTATAGAGGAAGAGGAGGCCATCAATGAACCTCCTTTATGACCCATTCCCTTGCGCAGTTGAGTTGCATGGGGTTGATCAGAAAATCGTAACAGATTTCAAGGATTGGCTAAGGTTCATAGACATGTTGAGGTGTGATGACCTTAACCAATCTGAAAAAGCCCAGATGATGATGGAAATGTATCTAAGTGAGATACCGAACTGGCAATGGGGAATGGCGCATGAGCCACTCCTGAGGTTTTTCCGTATGGAGGAAGATGCGATAGAACCAAAGCTAAATTCAGAATATGTAGATAAGGATCTGGTGCAACCAAAACAACTGTATGATTTTGTATTTGATGCAAAATATATTATTTCCGGGTTCTGGCAGGATTATAAGATTGACCTCACGGAAACAGACATGCACTGGTGGAAGTTTCGCATTCTTTTGGATGGCTTATCATCTGGTACAGAGTTTAAGCAGCGGGTAATGTACCGGAACACAAACACAGCTAATATCAAGGATGTGAAGGAACGCCAGCGGATACAGCGGATACAGAGGGCCATTGCCATCCCGCAGCCAGCGCCATCTGATTATGAGATAGGGGATATGTTTGGATGATGAAAAAGATTGAAAAGCCCCCATTGCTGCGCAAGTGGTACCGATGCCCTCATTGTGGGAAAAATGCGGTGTTATACGACAACACAGCCCATAGCAATGGGGTATATGTGAAATGTAAGGAGTGCAGAAAGGAATTTGAGATAAGGATTTAGCATCTGTGAGCCGATGAGCCGTGCTGCTGCGAAAGGAGTAGTATGGCTTATTTTGACTTACAATTATTTGAGGCCGACGGCCATCTGAATTTTGATACAAGGATTGATGAAAAGGGATTTTCAAGCGGCATCAGCAAACTTGGCGGGATAGCCAAGGGAGGACTGGCGGTCCTGGGGGCCTCAGTTGCTGGAATTACTGCCGCTTTTGCCGGTATGTCAAAGGCAGCCTTAGGATCTGTAGCCAGCCTGGAGCAGAATGTGGGCGGCGTGGAAACGCTTTTCAAGGAAAATGCCAAGACAGTCATAGAGAATGCAAACAATGCCTATAAGACTGCGGGGTTGTCAGCCAATGAGTACATGCAGAGTGTCACCAGTTTTTCCGCATCACTATTACAGAGTGTGGCCGGGGACACGGCAGAAGCGGCAAAGATAGCCGATATGGCAATGGTGGACATGTCTGATAATGCCAATAAGATGGGTACAGACATGACGTCCATCCAAAATGCATATCAGGGATTCGCAAAGCAAAATTATACGATGCTGGATAACCTGAAACTGGGTTACGGTGGAACGAAGGAGGAAATGAACCGCCTTCTTGCGGATGCCACCAAAATATCCGGCGTGAAGTATGACATCAGCAACCTGAATGACGTATACTCAGCCATTCACGTAATCCAGGGAGAGCTTGGCATAACCGGAACCACGGCCAAGGAAGCATCAACCACCATAGAGGGTTCCATGAACGCCGCAAAGGCTGCCTTTGACAATTTCCTGAACGGATCAGGAACTGCTGCGGAACTGGCTGATGCGATCGCCATTGTTGCCCGAAATGTGGGAAAAAATCTGGGCGAAATTATCCCGAGACTGGCCGAGACAGTCCCAATGGTGGTCGAGGAACTGTGGCAGGAATTTGAAGGCAGCGCGGACCAATTTATTCAAATGGGCGCAGGTCTTGTGACTGATATCGCAACAGGTCTTGTTGAACAGCTGCCTGCCTTTATTGAACTTGCTGTATCGTTTATTGATACGTTAATACAGGGCCTAAATGAAAACATGCCCCAATTGCTGGAGGCCGGAGGCTCCCTGCTTGCTGCCGTCATTCAAGGCATCATCATGCTGGTCCCATCCCTGTTGTCGCTTGGATGGTCTATCATCGATGGTATTATCCAGGGACTGATGAACAATGCGCCGACACTGCAAGCACAGGCTGCAAATCTGTTCAATCAGTTCACTGCTGCTATAAGTACGCACCTTCCAAAACTCTTACAGCAAGGGGCTGATGCGCTCAACCAGTTTGTACAAGGACTTTTAAGCAAGATTCCATCCCTTATATCTAATGCAGGGAATATTATCAGTAAGCTTTGTGATACATTCCTTGGTATCCTGCCACAGATACTTGAGACGGGCAAAAAGTTAATTGGACAGCTGGCCCAGGGAATCATATCTAATCTTCCGGCAGTCATAGGGGCAGCGGCCAAGGCGTTGATTCAGATAATTGCCACGATTGCCAGCCATCTACCGGAAATCCTGCAAAAAGGAATAGAGTTGCTCAGCGAGCTTGCAGTCGGAATCATCCGGGGCATTCCGATTCTGATAGGGAAACTGCCTGAGGTGTTTACAGGTATAAAGGATAAATTCTTAGAATTTGACTGGTTGCAAATTGGAAAGGATATTGTAAAGGGCATTGCAAACGGCCTTAAGGGCGCGTTGAGTACGGTTATAGATGCAGCTAAGAGTGTGGGAGAAGCTGCTTTAAACGGTCTGAAAAGCCTGTTGGGTATCCATTCGCCATCCCGTGTGTTTAGAGATGAGGTCGGACGGAATATCGCATTTGGTATTGGTGATGGTATCCGCCAAAATAAGGATTATGCAAAGAAAAACGCCGAGGATATTGCACAGGCTACTCTAGATGCAGCCAAGAAGAAGCTGGAGAATCATAAGGTGTATAACAAGCTGACTCTGGCGGAGGAGGCAGGATATTGGGATGAGGTGCGTAAGCAGATAGCTGAGGGTACTCAGGCTAGGATTGATGCTGACAGGGAATACCTTGCAGCCAAGAAGGACTTAGATGACCAAACGCTAGAGGTGGAGCAGACCTATACAGACAAGGTTGCTCAAGCGTACAAAGATCTCAATGATAAAATACAGGATTTAAATGATCAGTACAAAGATGCAGTCAGCCAGCGCTCGGAGCAAATTAAGTCAGCCTTTGGCCTGTTTGATGAATTTGATGTGAGTACGGAACTTACTGCGGACGACTTGCTTAACAACTTACAGTCACAGGTGGACGGGCTAAGACAGTGGCGCAATAATTTGAAGGAACTGGAGCACCGAGGGATTGGTGATGACCTCCTGGAGGAGCTGCGGAACCTTGGACCTAAGGCGGCAGCCGAAATCCAGCTTATGACGGAAATGAGCGACGACCAGCTGGATGAATATGTGAGCCTGTTCAGGGCTAAAAACCGTATCGCGCGCCAGGAAGCTGTGGTAGAGATGGAGCCGATGCGGGAGGAGATATCCCAGCAGATTGCACAGATGCAGCGCGAGACTTCAGAGGAGTTGGCATCCTATCAGAAGGAATATATGGACGCCATGACGGAGTTAGGCGTGTCCCTGAATCAGCCAATGGAAGCTATGAAATTGGTAGCCGCCCAGAATGCGGTGGCGCTCGTGTCTGAAATGGCCGGGGCCGTTAAGGATGCCTCTAGCTCAACGGAGAATGTAGATAAATTCAAGGCAATCGCTCAGAATATCTTGGGGGCTACGGAAACATTGCCAAATAGCATGGAGGATGTGGGCAAGCAGGCAATCACCGGAATGATAGACGGCATTAAAGCTATGTCAGGCCAGTTGTATAGCACAATGCAGTCTGTTGTATCCTCTGCCGTTCAGGCAGCAGTACAGGCTATGGTAAGCAGCGGAGGTGTTGAATCAGCAATAGCAGAGGCTGATTCTATGACAGGGGCAATGAGTGTCCCAACACGTACCTATGGAAACGAGGGCTATGGTCCCGGATATCTCATGGATTACCGCCGGATGGGACAGGAAATGGCTACCGCAATAGATGGCATGTCTGTTCGTATGGACGGTAAGGCTGTAGGTAATGTAGTATCAGAACCGGTGAATGATAACCTTGGAGGGATTGGAAGGGCCGAAAGGAGAGATATGTAATGGCGGGAGTATTAGGCATTACATTTGATAGCGAAAAACATACCTATGATGATTTTGGACTTCGGATTAAATCTATAAACATAGGTTTTCCGTCTGTAAAAGAAAGCAAGATAGAAATTCCTGGGGCAGATGGGTATCTGGATATAACCGATTATTTCGGCACCAGGTATGAGAACAGGAAGCTTACGATTGAGTGTGATCTGGAGGATAACGGGTATTACAACTGGGCTGGCATTATAAGTCAGCTCAGTAACTACCTTCATGGAAAGAAACGGAAGATCGTACTTGACTGGGATAACGGATTTTATTACCTTGGCCGAGGAAACTGCGAGTATGAAAAGAAGAACCGCGTATATAGCCTGATCACGTTGAAGTTCGACTGTGACCCTTATAAATACGAACTCACAGCAACTGATGAGGACTGGCTGTGGGATCCGCTTGATTTTGAGGAGGGGTCAATTAAGGAATATGGAAATTTGGTTGTTGATGGCACACTTACCCTTACGGTCATAGGATCCCCGATGCCAGTGGTGCCGAACATTATAGTATCTTCTGATATGAAGGTGAATTTTGATGGGGAGATTTATGAGCTGAAAAAGGGGGAGAATTACCTACCGGACATCGAAATAAAGGATAGAGAATACATGATGACGTTTACAGGACATGGCATAGCGACAGTGAGTTATAGAGGAGGAAGCCTATAATGTATGTAATTAACAATGTGGTCGATGAAATGACATACCGTCTTCACGACCAAACGGACAGGAATCTGAGAGTGATAGAACCGAGGCTTAAACGTACTCTTAATAAGACCGGGGAACTTACCTTTCAAATACCTTCGAGCCATATGTATTACAGCACCATAAAGAAGATGAAATCATCTATCCAGGTATTGGAGGACGGGGATCTGATATATGAAGGGCGTGTATTGTCGGATGAATCGGATTTTCATAATACTAAAGATGTAATCTGCGAGGGAAGCCTGTCCTATATGATAGACAGCATTCAGCGTCCGTTCTCTATCACCGGGAGCATATATGATTTCCTGTCAGCGATGATAGACCGGCATAATGAACAGGTGGAAGAAAGAAAACAATTTGTTCTTGGTCGCGTGAATGTGGCTGATGAGAACAACGAGCTGAAGCGTGAGAGCACTAAAATAGATCATACCTGGAATATTTTGAAGACACAACTAATTGATGTTCATGGAGGATATATTTGGATAGAATATAAAAACGGAAAAAAATACCTGAATTACACGTATGATTATGGAGGACGGAATGAACAGCAGATACGTTTCGGCGTTAATCTTCTGGATCTGACCAAGCATCAGGATGCCACCAATATGATAACCTGCATAATACCATATGGCGGAGATGTAGAGTATCAGGACGAGCTTGGGGAAACACAGACTGTCACGGTTGACATTACCTCGGTCAATAATGGAAAAGATTACATCATGGCCGACCAGACCGTGTTGGATGAGTACGGGAAGATATGGGGGACCTTCCAGTGGCCGGACATCACAGACCCGGCAAGACTTTTGGAGAAAGCCAGAGAATACCTGAAGGAGGCTTCTGGAATCCCTGACACTTTGAAGGTCTCGGCGGTTGATCTGAATTATACAGGAGCGGATATACGCCGGTTCCGCGTGGGGTATTACACCACTGTAATCAGTAAGCCACACGGAATCAGCAAGGATTTGCTGTTGGCCCAGCTGGATCTGTACCTGGATAATCCTGCAAAGGGCAGCATATCACTTGGATCTACGGTGGAAAGCTTTACAGGGGCTACGGTCAATAAGCAGGTGAGTATTTCAAAGGCCGTACAGCAGTCGGAAGAGAAAATTAGTAATGAGTTAGCTAGGAAGATTGATAATGCTACCAACCTTATAACAGGAGGGTTCGGCGGGTATGTCATCTTAGACAATACAGACCCGGAAACTGGGAAGAAAATGCACCCATGGCGTATCTTGATTATGAACACACCTGATAAAGACACAGCTCAGAATATCATTCAGATAAACCAGAATGGCATAGGGTTTTCGACCAGTGGCATAAACGGGCCATATCGAAATGCTTGGACGATTGATGGAAATCTGGTGGCGGACTTTATCACAGCCGGTCAAATGATGGCGGATAGGATACGAGGCGGTATTCTAGAGGTTGGAGGGAGCGGTCTTGCTCAAAATGGAAAAATTGTGGTTAAGGATGTTTCGGGGGATGTCCTAATGCAGATGGATAAGAATGGTATTACCGTAAATTCGGGCCGTCTAAAAGCCCCGGATATATCAGGTGGCCATGCTATCTTCGCAGATGGTCTCTTTGAAGCAAACGAAGATATGATATATATTGGTGGATTTCAGGCAACCAATGCTTGGGGACGAGATATTTTTCAGTCTTATGATGAGCAGTGTGGCATGTCAGCGAATCCAAATAAAAAAGGGGGGTTCTGGTTTTGGGCCGGGTGGATTAATGAAAACAGCTATGATTTTGCTGTTAATAATAGTGGGCTGTGTCTGGCAAATGATTTCAAATGCATGGGAAATCAGAGCTTTTGGAAAGGCTGGACACTTACTGCTACTATGGAGGACATCTATAATAAACTCAGTAATCTTCAAGAACAGATTGATAGTATTGATATGGGAGGCGGTGCGTAATGGCAACACAGCCAGTATATATTGACATTAATAAAGAGATACAAGATTGGGGAAATGCCAGGTATGGTCGACAGGTTCGTCAGGCAAATATAAGCGCTCTTACAAAGATTCAGAACCAAATGAATGAGGCTGTAGACTATTTGGTTGAAAAAGGAGAAGCTGTTGACCAGGCCGCTCAAGATGTACAGGACGTACGTCAGGAGGCCCAGGGGGCTGTAGACCATGCGAACGCTATCACAACTCAATATAAGCAGTATGCAGATGAGAAACTTGTTGAAACGGAACGTGAGAGGCAAGCTGCGGAACAGGCTAAGCAAAGCGCTGATGACGCAGCTATATTGTCCCAAAGCTGGGCGATTGGCGGAACAGGAAGCCGTCATGGTGAGGATGGCAATAACAGCAAATACTATAGCGACCAGTCCAAGGCAGATGCAGACAGGGCCAAAAATGAGGCAGACAGGGCAGCTCAGTACGCGAGCATCATCCCTCCTACATTCCACATTGATTTTGACACCATGGAGCTGATACAGGACAGCCAGGGAGGAGGAATCACATTCACGTTAGACGAAAACAAGGTGCTGTCATTTGAATACATGGCATAGAAAGGAGAGGACTAACATGGCAAGTTTGGGAACTGTCGGTATAGCCGATAAAGGTAAATACAGCGCGGACGCTACCTATGCCAAAGGTAATTTTGTGTATCACAATGGGTCGTCCTGGCTTGCGCTGAAAGATAATTTGACTGGCGTTACACCGGAGGAAGGAGAGAATTGGAAGTACCTGGCCAGGGGATATGCCGCAGAACTATTATCTATGATCACGGCCCTGGATACCAGCGGGGTGCTGGGGGAGGCTGGGGCCAGCGTATCCGCGCAGTCTTTGATTGATGCTATCGCGGATCAAGTGATGACCAAGCTGCTGGCCAAGACAGCTATCGTTCAAGCGGAGTCCACCGCTACGGATAAAATCCCGTCCAGTGCCTATTTTAAGCAGGTCATCGATGAACAAAACAGAAATCTTCAGATTAATGTTGATAATATAGAGCATAGAGAATCAGTCTATTCCCTTTTCAAAAATAACTTGTCTGACGT